GGTGACTCTGGCTTACTAAACATCATCCCCAACGAGCTGGTTGAAACTTACAACAAGTCGTTGTTTGAGATTACGCTTAAAAACGGCTCGATCATCCAAGGCATCCCAGCATCTGAACCCGAGCGTTATCGTGGTAAGCAGTTCCATGGTGGCTGGTATGACGAGCTTGCTGCGTTTGACTACCTCGATGATGCATGGGACCAAGCGCAGTTCACCATGCGTTTGCGTGACCCAAGGATACCTAGAGTGCAGCAGATTGTTACTACAACCCCCAAGCCACGAGAGTTGATTGTTGACCTTAACGAAGGCAAGATAGGTGGTGATGTGTATGTGGTTAATGCCAGCTCGTATGAAAACAGACAGAACTTATCCTCATCGTTTTTCAAAGCGTTAGAAACTTACGAAGGCACCGACCTTGGTAAGCAAGAGATTTACGGTGCCATCCTTGACCCAGAAGATGCCGGTATCATTAAGCGTCGTTGGTTCAAGCTATGGCCAGCCAAGAAGCCCTCACCAACGCTCGAGTATGTGATTGCCTCATATGACCCAGCGACCTCTGAGAAGACCGCTAATGACCCCACAGCATGCGGTGTGTTTGGTATCTTTGAGTCGACTGACATTGGTACTGCCATCATCTTGCTCGACGCTTGGGATGCGCACCTTGGATATCCAGAATTGCGTCGCAAGGTGATTGATGATTTTAAAGAAGTGGTGTACGGTGCGGACAACGATTTTGCCAAAGGACGAAAAGCAGATCTGATTCTCATGGAAGATAAGTCCGCTGGTATTTCACTCATCCAAGAATTGCAAGGTTCGGGCGTTCCTGTGCGAGGATACAACCCAGGGCGTGCTGACAAAGTGCAACGTCTAAACATCGTGGCTCCGCTCATTGCCAAAGGTAAGGTGTACATCCCCGAAGATCCCGACAAGCCGGGTGAAGTAGCGCCATGGGCAAAACGGTTCATACGGCAAGTGTGTTCGTTCCCAGAGAGTGGTGGTCATGATGACTATGTGGACGTACTATCACAAGCCTTGCGTGTGTTGCGTGACTCCGGTTGGATCCAGCTTGATTTTCTACCGTCCAGAGATGTTGACTACGCTGATGATGTTGCTAGAAAGAAATTCTACAACCCCTATGCAGTTTAGGGCGAGCACCCCCGTATTTTTGCATAAGTAGTTATAGATATGACGATATCCCCCATTAAATCCCCGCAAGAGATGATCCTTCAAGAAGCTGGCATACCAGCGCTGAAGTCGGGTAAGTCCGTCTCCAAAGCAAAGATGCAAGCTGAGTTAGCAACTAATGCTCAGAACAAAAAGCCAGTACCTAATACCAACCCATCCAAAAAGGAAATGTTGGATTGGGTAAAAGAGGCGGGAGAAGATTGGGCGTTGCCTCTGATTCAAAAGAACCAATGGGGCGATGTTAAGCGTCAGTATGTTGTTCAGCAACTTAAAGCGTTTGGTAGCCCAGCGCAAAAAGAGTATGTTGCTTGGCAAGCAGATCGTGATCAACGACGCATGTTGGGCACAGATGAAAGCGATAAGATCATCCCAGTATATCGTCCCGATCCTAAAAATCGTTTTGGTGGCAAGAACGGGTTAGAAACCCAGCCAACCTATTTGGATCCTACAATGATCCAAAATCAAATCTCTGCGATGAGAGCTGGTGAAAAGTATGGTGTACCACAACTAACACCACAACAGCTTAAAACATTCTACTCGTTAGAAGGTCGTAGCGACATGGGATTTAATGATGTGGATTTTAATGATCCCAAAGCGTTAAGCATCGCTGAGAAATTAAAAGCTGAAGGATTTCATCCCGATCAAGCGTATTATGCCGCGGCGTTGTATAATAAAAGCAACCAAGCAAATCGTTTAGGTGCTCCATTGCCACAAGCATGGAACGGATTTGGTACCAGTGAGTATGGCAAAACAGGAATGGATTATAACAACGCATATAATGCGTTTGGTAAAGTAGTTGACCATCCTAAAAATCAAGAATTTAATTCGTTGATTGATACGACTCACGCAAACCCAATCATACCAAATGCGCCTAAACAACAGAATCAAAACCAAATGCCTCAAGTAGACATGTTGGGAAATGCGACTGGATTACCAGCACAAGATACTGGATCATCTTTATTTAAAAAAGGTGGCTCAGTAAAACCAAAACAATTTCGTGACATGAGCAAGTTGCTCATTCAAAAACATTTGGAAAAATAATTAATGGCACGCTCACCAAAACTTCCCATCCAAGCTGGAGCCAACCTAGCATCACTCGATCATGACGAGGATATTGAACAAGGTATGGCTAACGAGGACGAGATTGACTCGTATGAAGAAGCTGTTGGCTTGGAAGATGATGATAACCTTGAGAGTGATGTTATTGAACTCGATGATGGTTCTGTTATTGTTAATTACAAACCAACACAAGGTCCTCTCAAAGACCCAGAATTTTATGCTAACTTAGCAGAAGAGTTTGAAGAAGATATCCTAGAAGATCTAGCGTTTGAGTTTTTAGATCTGATTGAAGTTGATCGTGAAGCTCGTAAAGAGCGTGACAAGCAATACGAAGACGGCCTGCGCCGTACTGGTTTAGGTAAGGACGCACCTGGAGGCGCAACCTTTGATGGAGCTTCTAAAGTCGTTCACCCTGTTATGGCAGAGTCATGTGTTGACTTTGCTGCGTCAGCCGCTCGTGAATTATTGCCACCAGAAGGTATTGTAAAAGCCAATATCCGTGGCGAAGATAACGACAAGCGTTCTGAAGTGGCTGATCGTAAAACCAACTTCATGAACTGGCAGTTAACTGAGCAGATTCAAGAGTACCGTGATGAAATGGAGCAGATGCTCACTCAGTTGCCATTGGGTGGTTCACAGTATTTGAAGTGGCGTTACGACTACGAACAAAAACGTCCGATGACAGAGTGGGTTCCGATTGACAACATTTTGTTGCCATACGCTACAACCAACTTCTACACGTCTGCTCGTGTTACTGAAGTTCAAGATATTACTGAAGATATTTTCCGTCAGCGTGTAGAACAAGGTATCTACCGTGACTTGGATACAGCATACATCGCTGAAATTGATTTGGATGAAGAAACAAGATCCAAACAAGCCAACGATAAAATCGAAGGCATTGAAAGACCATCTAAAAACGTGGACGGGGTACGCCGCGTTTATGAAATTACCTGCTTTTTACGCCTTGATGATGATCCAGAAACCGAAGGTAAACGTGCTCCATACATTTTAACGATCGATGACTCTACTTCTAGAGTCCTTGCGCTTTACAGAAACTGGGCATACGGCGATGAAAAACTCACAAAATTGGATTGGTATGTTGAATTCAAATTCATACCTTGGCGTGGCGCTTATGCTATTGGTCTCCCCCATCTTATTGGTGGGCTCTCTGCTGCTCTTACTGGTTCTTTACGGGCTTTGCTTGACGCTGCTCATATCAACAACAGCCAGACAATGCTTAAGCTCAAGGGTGGACGCATTGGTGGCCAAAGTGACAGAATTGAACCCACTCAAGTAATTGAAATTGAGGGCGCTCCTGGCGTCGATGATGTACGCAAGTTGGCAATGCCTTTGCCATTTAACCAGCCATCTTCTGTTTTGATGTCCTTGCTCGGTTGGTTAACCGATGCTGCTAAGGGTGTTGTAACTACTTCTGAAGAAAAAATTGGTGATGTTAATGCAAACGCACCAGTTGGTACAACCCAAGCATTAATTGAGCAAGGCGCTAAGGTATTTTCTAGCATTCATGCACGCTTACACCGCTCACAAGCCAAATCATTGGCAATTCTTTCCCGTATCAACCACTGGTACTTGGAAGAAATGGACAATGAGTCTGGCGAAGAGATTGAAATTCGTGACTTTGCCAACAATAATGACATCCGTCCCGTTTCAGATCCGCATATTTTCTCTGAAACACAGCGTTTGGCTCAAGCACAAGCGATTTTACAGCTGGCAAACAGCGCACCACAGCTTTATGACTTGCGTCAAGCCCATTTGCGTGTGTTAAAACAGCTCAAAATCCCGAATGTTCAAGAAATTTTGCCTAATCCAGATGGTATTAAGGAATCTAACCCAGCGTTAGAGAACGTTTCGATGGTTATGGGTCGTATGGCAGCCGCTTTCCCCGACCAAGACCACTTGGCACACATCAAAGTGCACTTAATGTTCGCTTTGGATCCAAATTATGGTGGCAGTCCAATCATTGGTGCGCAATTTGCTCCACATTTACTCGAGCATATCAAGCAACACATGACATTGCACTACTTGCAGTCCATGCGTAACCATGTTGCAGAGGTTGCTGGTGGTGAAGACATCCTTAAACTTAATGAAGAGCGTCCATTGGATCAAGCCAGTGAGCAAGTGCTTGGATTGGCAGCACAATTGGTGGCTCAA